AGCTGGCGTAAACTTTTTAAATGTATCCACATGCCTGCAACCATCCCCGGTACGCCAGCAATAGTTTCCAATACTACTGCCCTATGTCCATAGCGTTTTGCAAAAAAGAGATCAGCAAAAAAACGGAAAAATTTTGTCATAAACATAGCCGTCATGTCCGACAGCTTGTGCTGAAATGTCATGGGTTGAAGCCTCTAGTTGTTTATTCTGATATTCACGACGTCCCAATCAATGATACGCCATATATTACTAAGGTATTTAGCTTTGTCGTGCTGATAGTCTAATGCCCACGCATGCTCCCACCAATCAATGAGCATTGCTATGTCATTTTTAATTTGGTGGTTAACTATTGTTTTGATATCACCGGATAAACTCATGTACACCCATCCGCTGCCTTGAATCTTCATTGCTACTTCTTCAAACTGCTCTTTGAAAGTCGCAAAGTCGCCGTATTTGCTATCTATAAGCTCTTTACTTGCCCCTGCAGGGTTATTACTACTACTTGGTGTTTTTAGCTGTGGGAAGAATACGTTGTGTAAGAATGCACCTGCTTCCATGAACTGTGCATCTCCTTTGCCTTCATTATATTTTGTAACGTATGCTTTAGCAAGTTTGCCGTAGTGAAAATTGATTGTGTCTTCACTCATTACAGGATCCAAGTCACTCTTGCTGTAAGGTAACTTTTCTTGCACTAACACTTTTTTATCTTCTGTTAAAAAATCGTGTAGTTTCATTTTTTCTTACCGCCTTTCATATTAGCACACCAGTGATACATTTTACCCTTTTCACCACTGTATTTTTTAGCTTTTGCCCGTAAACTACTTACCGAACCTTTGCAACTTGCGCCTGCTTTTTTGACTCTACCTGGTCTGCTCTTGCCTTTCTTCTTACCGTCAGCAAAGTTTTCTGTAATTTCAACTATTTTCATGCGTCTGGCTTGAATTCAAACGCAAACTTTCCGCCAATGCGTGAACTGTAATAATTCTTGGCGCCGTCTAAGCGAATTTTACCCCGGAAATTAGGTGGATACAACGCTTCCCATCCTGTTACTCTAGCATTGTCGCCTTGTTTACCCATCTTGCAGTATAACTGAACAATACTGGACTGGTTAAGGAATGCAATAGCACCTGCACTAAATTGAGGTTCTTCGTTAATCATTGCTGCTACTTTTTTAGCCAGTAACGCAATTAACGCATATCCTACATTGAATCCAGGTATGTCCTGTTTAGGTGTTCCATAGTTAAATAGTTCTTTCGCCGATTTGCTTAATCCATCGTAATCAGTTTTTCCTGCTTTAACGTACTCCATGATTTCTAGTTCTAACTTTTTAGGTAATACACCCAACAGTTCTGCTAATCTAAATGGTCCGTCGATTGCAGTAGATTCTTGTACAATCTTAATTATTTTAACTGTGTATGCATGTGCTTTGACTAATTCTGGTGGTGCTTTATCGATAGCATCTGCAATGTTCTTAGCACTTGCTTTTGCACCCTTGCCGCCTTTACTACTGATGCCAACTTCGGTTCCGTCTGGGCCAATGAAAACACTATCAACCAGTGCATAGTTCATTGCTTGCGGCCAGAATACTCCAAACGTAGACCACTCGGCTCCGCCCATTAAATCTTGTCTAGCATCTTCAGCTTGTCCGCCCACCATGCCGCTCATCAATGCAACTGGTCCCATGATTTCACCAAAGTAATCTCTTAGTGCCGGTAAGTTCTGTATTTGGCCTTCAAATTCAGGATGTTGCTGTGCTTGGATACTGTGCAAAGCATCTAATAGCTGTTGCTGTATTGCGTGTCCCTGGCTGTTATTCGAGACAGTGTTTATTATGTCATCTACGCTTGTATGCTGATTTTCGTTTTTGATTAAGTGCTGTGGGTCGATACCAAGGTCTAATTTTAATGCGCCAGCTTTTTGTAATTTCCAACCAGTTGGAACTTGATTATTAGCCCATGCTCCCATCATATCTACACGCTTCTGCTTAAAATATCGACCCCAGTACACTGGCTTATCATTATTACTAGGATCTGTAAGTGTTGCAATACCGAAAGCTAGACTACCGCTGTTTGGAGTGTTAGTCCACTCAATTTGTGCATTGAGCTGTTGTTCTATATCTGATGCAAAACTTTCACGCTCTGGTGCATCATCGAACTGTGCACGATCCTGTGGGTAAACTTCTACACTGCTGAACTCAAGCGTACTGTCCCCTTTCTTAAATTGGTCGCCCACCACTCGTCCCATTAAACCTTTTGCTTCCGCAAGTATGCTCTTAACGTGAGAGGAACTCCACTCGTTTAATTTTATTTGACTTTGAACTTCTTCAGGTAGTGCTTGAGAGAAATATTTAACTATACCTCTAGCACATGCATCGTCGCCAGCTTGCGCTCTAAGATCATGAAATGCATCTAGCATTTCAGGTATAGGCATTACTTGGTATGCAAGCATTTGCTTCTTTAAATCACATACTGGAAAATGGTCTGCCATTAACCCATTAATAATTTCTGCTCTATTAAAATCGTGCACACTCTCAAAATTCAATGCTCGCATCTCACGCTCGAATTCCAAATCGTCTAATTTTTTACGAGTGGCTGCTTTTTTAGCATCAAATTTTGCTGGACCATACTTATCCTGGTCTTTATAAGTTTTCCTATTAGCCGATCTCTTAACTGTTTTCTTTTTACCAGGTAAACCTTTTGTCCATGCTGTGTCTGGTCTACGATTAGGCAATGAAACTTTTTCTACCCGTTGAATACCCAGTTCTTTACTTGTGGGATTGGCAGGATCTTTGTATTTTCCATCAGCTGATGCTACTTTCCTTTTGGCACCTAGTCTTGTTTGAGCAACAACTTTTTTATTTGTGCCATCCCTATATACGACATTATACAGATATTCACCAGTGCGCAATTCTACTTTTTCATCTTCAGGTGAGGCTTTAGAAGTATCTCTGCGAGCTTGTTTTGCAATTGCTTCATCAATTTTATTTTTATCAATTTTTTCTAAAATGGCTAGTTGTTCCAATATTGGCAACTTATCAAATTTGTCAAACGGTGTCATTTTACTTTCCTGTACATCAAATTTTATATTAAATCTCTGGCTTAGTAATTTACGATGGTCAGTTTTTAAAAAGCTGTGCGGAACGCCGATTGGTTCGCTCTGATATGTAGTACCAGCTGGAGCAAAGCCATACTTCTTGACAAACGCATCAACAACAGGTTTATATTCCATCTTTTTGGCTTCAAATTCTGCAATATCCTGTTGTCTTTGTCTAATAGAGCCTTTGAGTCTTTCTACTTTTTCTGGTTCAGCAACTTTAAGACCTTGCTTTATACCGTCGATCAGTCCTTGTTCATGTTCGATATAACGAGTAGCCTCGTCCACTTCAAAGCGAGCACGTTTAACTTTGTCTAACTCGTCATCGCTAATCACTTTAAAATCTTGTTGACTGATTGTTGCATTACTATCGGGCTTGTTATCGCCGAATAGGTCACCGAACAGTGCACGATGCTTATCTGTGGGTATTGCTATAACGTGTCCTTTAGGTGCAGTAATAGTGTATGATGCTTCCGGTGCGTTAGCATCCTGCTTTTTCAACAAGCTGTTTACAGCCGAAGCCATCTTTTCTAGTTTGTTGTGATGATCTCCCGGGAAGTTTTTCACAAACTCTGACTGTTGTAGTTCAGTCCACAATGCTTTAGGCGTTAAGCTGAAGTCTTTTAACGCTTGTCTAAATGCTGCAATAGCCGCCGATTTAGGTTCAGCCCTATTAGCACCGCTTGCAACGTCACTGGCTAACATAGCAAAAGCTCGCACAAAGTATTTCTGTGCTTTAATCATTGTTCTACGCCAGTCTTCGTCATCGCCTTCGGCTTCGAACGGCATCTCTTGTTGTGGATTAGCGTTCTTTGCACTTTGTGCATCTGCTAATTCCATGTATGCATTGCTCAATGATTCAATAGCATCTGTATAATGTTTTTCACTTGCAATACTTTGGAAAGCAGCTAACACTTTATCGTTAATGCTTTCTGGGTCAACCATTGTTTGAGCTCTTTTAACAACATCGCCGCTTACTTCGTCTTTGCCTGCAATCATTTTAAACAGTGCTTTGATGTAGTCCTTGCGATATGCTTCTTCATCATGCCCGGCTTGCATCACTGCGGCATAACGGATAACTGCTTTCATCACTTTGTCGCTCATAGTGTGATAATCGTCGCCACCTGCAACACGGAATTCAATAAGTTTATTTTGCTCTACGTTTTTAGCATCTTTAAAGTTGATACTGCTGAACTTGCCATTACTGATGCCGCCTAACAGTATGTCTTCGAGACCAGCAAGGCTCTTTTCATCCTTGATATCGTTTTGTAGATTTTTGATATACTTTCGTACTGTTTCTTGTTGACTCTGTGTATAAGTGTTATGCTCTCTGCCAAACTGCTTTAACACATACTTGTCGCCTAACAGCACAGCCATTTTTAGCTTGTTAGTTTTAGCGTAGTCCGAATCCATCCAACTCATTGTGACATGCAAACCAGTTGAACTGTTTGTTTCCACATTGTTGTTGTTCATGTACTCAAACAAACTCTTCATCTCTTTGAGCATTTCTGCTGGGTTGTCATATACAGGTGAAATAATCTCTGCTTTTGCACCTTCGCCTTCGATTGAGGTGTCATCTTCCACACGCCAATGGTCATTGTCTACGCCTTGGCCACTGTGATATACGCCCGGACGTACATCGTTGCTCTTACTGTTGTTGCTGGCCCAATCCTCTAGCATACTAGCTACAGCATCAACACCGCCGCCTTCGCCGCCTTCGTTGTACAAGTAAATGTCCATTTCGCCTAATAGGCTCCACCAACTGCCGCCGTGTTCTCTGCGAACCCAATCGTCCATGTCGTATTGATCCATTGCACGTTGCCAGGATTCGTCCCATGCTTCGCCATTGTCGCGGATCTGTTCCTCTAGCCACTCAATAAATTCGTCTTCTTTGTACATTTCAACATATTCACGAGGCCATGCTTCATCGTCCCAATTGCTGTACTCTTCCAGCTCGTCCTGCATGTCGTCGATTTCTAATCGCTCCAGTTTGTCTGCCTTGTACTCTTCCACTTCGTCCATGTCAACATGATCGTTTACAAACTCATCTATGTACGCTTCATCTTCTTTGCGTTCGTTGACTAGCTCTAGGACAACGTCACTCTCTATTTCGTATACAACTTCTTCTTGTAGCCATTCGCGGTATGCTTCTTCCACACTCTCCACTGCACGTGATCCTTCTTGATCGTAAATCAAATCACCGACACGGTTCCAATACAGGTCGTCTAGCCAACTGGTGTCGTCCTCGTCACTGCCTTCGCCTAGGTTAGGCCACACAGTTTCCGCTTCAAAGCCGCACTGTATGTTCGCATTCAGTGCACCTTGTGCAAGCTCTTTGCTGTTGAAGTTGATTTCAAAAATAGGCTCACCTTGTTCGGTCATTTTAATTTTACGGGTGAGCTTTTTGATCTTTTTTTGCAAACGATCCCGCTTAAAATGAAAATTACTTGTGCTACTTTTAGATAATTTGTCTAACTTGCCTTCAGTAAACTCTGGATTAGCCACAAACACTTCTTCGTCGGGGTCGTCTATAACTGAATATTCTTTTGTTTTAGGGTTCTGCACTACTACTGCTTCAGGCTTTGTGCCTTTTCCGATAGGAGATTTTACTACACCTGCTGATTTTCCATCTTTATCAAAGTATTCCATATCTGTTTTTAGTTCGCCTGCTTTAGCATTAATAAATTTTGGAGTCTCTTGATCATTTGCTTTAGGAACTTCTAGACCAGGCGTGGTAGTAGGGCTTCCTAAATCAGGTTTGGCTGCTGTTTTACTTGTAGTAGGTGATTTTGTAGATGCATTTGCTTTTGCACTTGATCCCATGGATTGTTGGGAAGTAGGTGTACTTGCCCCTGGCTTCATACCATACTCCATAAGTAAATGATCTATAGTCCTAATATCTGTGAATTTCATCTTATCGCCTATTTAAAGATTGTACTCTTCTGCTCTGAGGATTCAATCGTTTTGTTCGTCTAGCCTTTCTAGCCATTCTACCACCCATCTTTGCTTTTGTACGCTTGAGTGTTAGACGCTTTTTCATATTAATAGGCTTAGAGCATTGGCTAGGATTACTAACTACTCGGCCTTTTCGTCTACCAGATGTGCAACGAACTGCACGTTTTACAGTTTTCCCGGATCGACGCCATACCATACGGGTCTCCAGTAAACTATCTTCCTGTAACAGTTCGTCTAAACGCAATTTATATACCGCCAAACATATTAAGTAATAAACCAACTAATATTGCTACCATAGTAGTAAACGTAGTGCCTACTATAGCCACAAGCCAGTTCTCAATTTTATTTAGGCGCACTTTTGTATCTTGCTTGAACTCTCTAACTTCTGTTGTGATACTTTCAATACGCAACATATCTGCAATAATGTGTGCTTCTAAATTATTACTCTCAGAATACTGAGTTTGTTGCTTTCGTTGTTGGTCGTAATCGTTCATTTATAATAAGTCCTGTTTTGTAAATTCCATATTAATAGAATTCTTAGTGTCGATGACACCCGAGTTTAAAACAATATCGTGCAACTCATCTATCAAGGTTTGTACAGTGTGTGCACCAGGCATTTCTGTAGCAAATTTAAAGATGAATCCCGAACCAGTTATAGAAGAAGCACCATAGTTCTCTAGTAAATTTTGTCCTGTGCCGTTTAAATAAACTGGGTTGTTCATAACCGTAGGCATAGCCCGTAATCCAATCACTTGAACAACACTTTCAAAATCTTTTTGACTACTATCAGTGTAACTACCGGTAACACGAATATTCAAATTAGTATACAATGTGAAAAATTCAATATTGCCTGTTAGCACTTCCAGCGAGCCCATTGCTCCGCGTCTAATCATGTTTATCTCCTGTACGTGTATTTATCACGATACCGATTATACAGCCAAAAAAAATCCCCAACTAAGTTGAGGATCTTTAATTTATAAATTTTTAAATTTATACGTTGTCGAAAGTTGCTACTACAGTTACACCTGTTACTGCTGGTGTTGGGCCGCCTTGTACAACAAGGTGACTGCCGTCTGTTGTGCCTTCAACTGCTGCGATTGTGCCGCCTTCAACCATAATTTCTGCGCATGCAGCTTCTACGGATACTGTTGCTGTTGCTACAGATACGATAAAAGTCTTAGGGCCTAAACCGTTGGACTGACGTACTGCTGCATTTGGATTAGCTTGTGCCATTTTATATCTCCTAAACTATTTTCATGCTTAATTAAATAAGCTCTGGTTACTGTTATTTATGCAAAAGAAAAGATTTAGTGTTGTTATAGATTTTTACTTTCTAGGCTTACGAATATTGCTTTTCATAAGTTTATCTGCAACATTAACAAAATCTTTGCTAATATCTGCGCCTAATTCAGCTGAATCAACGTTGAATACATCCCTAGCAACTTGTTTAATCTTGTCTTTTGCTGCTTTGTACTTGGCGCCGGGTGTTGTTTTCTTATCCTGATAATACTGATTACCCCATTTCTTTCCTGATTTATCGCTAACTCTGTCAACTGTAGTGCTCGTAGTTGGCTCTGGTCTGGTCATAGGAGTTCGTTTTATTTTTTGGGCAGGTTCTTCCTTTGTATCAGGGGATTGCTTTTGTTTTCTGCGTTCGATGTCCTGAGCCATGCCAATAGCGTCTAATGCACTTATACCTTTATTAGACACTATACGTTTAGCTCTGGATATAACATTATTACTTAACGAAGATCCGTGCTGTGCTTGTATTTGAGCTATCTGGTCAACGGTTAAATTTTCGTCTTCTAGAATTATATCGCTGATTTTCATTACTGCTTTTTCCTTCCGCTAGCCCAGTATCCGGCAATTGCCCCTATACCTGCGCCAGTAGTGCTAGATATTTTGTTTTTAGACACTTTAGGTACAACTTTACTGCCTACGTATGCTCCAGCTGCTGTTGCTGCAGCTCTTTTTAACTTACTTGGCTCATTGCTAACGGGCGTATCTTTGTAGGCTCGTTCTCTTTTCATAGAAATCAAATGATTGAATATTTCTGTAGTTTGTGCTTTTACTGAACGCAAAGACTGTAGAATTTTTGCAACCACATATTGCTTCTGGCTGTATTTTAAATTATCCCAGTCTACAACTAAGCGTCTTAGTTGTTTGTATAATGCGTTCTTGATACTTAACTGAGATTCAAGTCTAATTAGAAATGCAGACATTTCACTTTTTGTAATATCTGTGGTTGCTACTGTACGCATCATTCTGTAATGTCTGCGATTATCAAAACTTAAACTAGCAAGCGACTTTTCAACACTGCCTTTAAACCTTAAACTTTTGTAGTCTGGGTTCTTAATTGCAAACCCCAACATATATAAATCTGTTGCTGCTGTTCTATAAGCAGCATAAGGTCCGTATTGTGATGTTTTTTGTGCATAGGCTTTTGCATAATCTCGTTGATCGCCATCTTGCGAGAACATTAATACTGCTAGTGTTTCTAGAAAAAATACGTCTGCAATATTTTGCGCAGACATACGGCGAAATCCATCTGTGTTTCTATACAGTCTGCTTTCGCATAAATCCTCAGAATTAACCAGTAAGAGATCCATTATGCTCCAGGCTTCCCGGAGCCGAAATTCAATCTGCTAAATTCTAATCTATCAACTAACTTTAACGCATTGCCAATCCTGTCAACTGCTACGAAACCTTCCTCGCCAGTAACTTCAAATCCGTCACCTGTTTCTACAAAAGTTCCTATTTGCCTGATTTGTTCTAACTTTTTAACTATACGAATTTTTGCTTCGATCAACTTTAAATATAAATCGTATACTGCAACAATTCCAGGAATGTGCTCTTTGATAAACTTAACACCGCCTACCATTTTTTCAGTTTTAGCATCTTTAGTTTTTTGCATAGAAACTTTGTCTATTTCTTTCTTCATAAAGTTAACATATTTTTCAACAAAGCCTTGCGCAAATTTAGTAGGCTCATCGAAGTGGCCTTGACGCACTTGATTATTTGCATGAGCTTTTAGCTGTTGCAAAAAGTCTTTACCGATCAAGTCGTTGCCCTTCTCTAGCCAAGAAAATGTTTCAGAATCAACACTCTTTAGATATGATGCTGCATCTTGTATTGCTTGCATTGTAGCAGAGCTTTCCTGTGCAGTCATTGTAACAGTGCCGCTAAGATCTTTAATTATCGCATCTCTGTGCCAAACACCATTGGTCTGTCCTAACACACTGCTGTCGAAGCCAAATTTTGCAGTTGTATCAGCTAGTGTTGGGCCGCCTACGTATTCTGTATGCCAAACTATACCAAAGCCTGCTGAAAGAATTTGTTTTCCTAAATCACTATCAGCTGGAACAGCATATGTGATAGTGTTGGGCTTGAATACAATATGTTCTGTATTGTCTATAACAACTTTACGTAAATCTTCTTGTCCTGCGAATAGCATGTCGCCTTGCGCTACAGTGTCCCAATTTAATCCTTGCAAATATTTTAATGCTAATTTTAATTTAGTACGCAATCCGCTCGAATCTTTACCCTTGGGATCTGCATGATTAACATCAATATCTTTGTTTGTAAAATTTATTTTAGGTGTTTGCGCAAAAACGCCCTTAGTTCCTACAAAAAACTTACCTGTTGCAGGATCTTTACCTGCTATAATAGCAGGAGCACCATCCCATTTTGTTGTCATACTGATCGGTGCTTTTGAATTACCTTCCAGCATATCGTGTAAACTGTACAAATATTCTACTGCTTCTTTAGCGCCGGCATACCCTTTATTAAATATGTTGTCTTCTAGGTGCTCAAGGTGCGTGTTTTTACCATCCTTGCTTTCTGTAATTACAGATTCAGATAATATGTTAACAACTTTAGGCTTTGATATTTCTATAAACTTCATTATATTCCCGCAAGTAACTTCATTTCATAAATCTTAATTTCTTTTACTGGTATAAGCATTACATGACTAGTCACGCTCTCTGATACAAGAATTTCAAACCCTACATCTTCCCACGTAAACCCTGCGGCCTCTAATACTTTGCACATATGCTGATATGCTTCTTGTCGCATACTTCTTGCAAGTTTAGTGAAATGCGTATATGCCTGGGGGTCACTTTTGGCTAAGCCGCCTTTCTTCATTACTGGAGCAGCTGCTTGTATAAATTTATCTGCATCGTATCCTTTGGTTTTTAAATTACTTAATTTACCAACAAGTGCTTTTGCAGCTGCTAAATCACCTTGCAATGTCTTGGATTGTAGCATTTTAATTTCTGATGCAGTGGGACCTGGAACTGGCTTAGGGCCTTTAGGCTGTGCTGGTGCATCCGCAGCTGGTTGGTCAGTTGCTGGTTGGTCAGTTGCTGGTGCATCTGCGGCAGGTTGTTCTCCACCTTTACCTAACGCAGACATAGCTCGGCCGATACCAGCTCCCACTGTTGCGCCAGCTTTCTTTATAGTGCCAGCATCTGGATCTGATCTTGTTGCTGTAGCAAGTGGTCCGCCGATAGCATCTGCGCCTGCTTTTTTAATTTTGTCAATACCTTGTCTAATTTTTCCGCCTAGACTATCATCCGGTGCTTGTATAACACCTGTTTTAGGATCAGGTGTTCCAGCGGCTTTATCCAACGATTTAGACATTCTACTGTTAGGATTTTCAGCACTCGCATTTGGATCAACAACACCCTTTTGATCTGACGGCATCCAACCTTGATCATTTCGTACAAAATGCTTACCTTGAGGCGTCTTAACAATAGCGCCAGGTATCTTACTTGGGTCTTTAGACGCTGGAGCGGCTTGTGCAGGTGCTGCTTGTGGAGCGGCTTGTGCTGGTGCTGCTTGTGCTGGTGCTGCTTGTGCAGGTGCTGCTTGTGCAGGTGCTGCTTGTGCAGGTGCTGCTTGTGCAGGTGCTGCTTGTGCAGGTGCTGCTTGCCCTGCCTTCTTAGCGGCTATTGCTGCCTTCTTTGCCTGTATGGCTGCTGATCCGCCGGCTAGTGCATCCTGTGGTTGGGCTGTACTGTTTCCTTTTACTTGGGATCTTAAGGCCGGGTCTGTTAAAATATTGCCTTTCTTGCCGGCGGCTGTTTGTTTTACAGGAGCAACTTTAGGTTGCTTAGGCTGTGCCGGTGCTGCTTTTTTCTTTTTATTAAAAATAGCATCGTAATTGCTACTAAAGTTTTTCTGTGCTTTTGCAGACTGATCTCCACGTAATGCGCCTGGTTTTCCGGGGACGGGTGCTTCTTCTATTTGTTCAAGTCTCATCTTTATTACTCTCCAACGTAACTTTTTTTAGTCCTCGAGAAAATTTAGCAGAATCACCTGATTTTAAACTATTCATCAGTCGCTTTTCCAAATCTGCGGCTGTATCATCTTCATACAAATCGGATAACATTGATCTTATATTGTTCACTGTACTCACTAGATGCTGAACTCTATTTTCTAAAATGTGGTTTTTATCTCTATCCACACTAATAGAGTTAAGCTCTTCAAGTATACTACGTGATCGTTTATCAGTCATTCTCAAAAGTCCTAATCTTTCTTATATTTATCAAAATATTTAAAATTTATTTAAGTAAGAATGCTAGAAATCATTCTTCTTCATAAACTCACGCATGTTAAGTGCTGTACTCACTGTATCCTGCGCTTCAGGTTCTTGCGCAGAAATACTACTATTTCGTTTTAATTGATCTACTAGGCTACTTGTGGTAACAGTCATTGCATCGTCGTCGTCGTCATCTAAATCTTCAATACGTAATGTGTCAGGATTAAATTTTAAATCCACTTTACTACCGACACCACTACTGCTACGTGTTTTCATAAACTGTATTTGATATCTACCACGTTCTCTCATAGCATTACTTGTAAATATACCTACAACATTATCTGCTGTTTGTATTTTACTAATGCCGCCTGCAATATGACTATGATCGAACTCAATCTCTTCTACAGCACTCCTGCCTAACTGCGATGCTGTTACTAATAATATATCTCGTTCAGAAGCCAAATTGCGTAATTCTTCGGATACATACTTGTCTTTCACGTATAGATTTTCAGGTGATATCTTAGCACTGATAGGCATCATCAAATCTAAGTAATCCACTAACACTGCATCCACTTTTATATCACTGTTAATCTCGTATTCTCGAATAAATGCTCTAATATCATTTGTATTAATTCCACTAGGCATTTGTTTTACTCTAAACTTTCCTGCGCCTTTGCCTTTCATTCGGACTTTTAAGTCTACATCATCCATATTTTTCATAATTTCTCTGGCGCCGTAACCACTAACCATACTGTCCAGTCTCATACTAATAAGTGGCTCACTAAGTTCTAAACTTATGTATACAACATTAAGTCCAGCTAAACTCCAATTAACACCAAAGTTCTGTAAAAACAAACTTTTGCCTGCGCCCGATCCTCCTGCGAATATTGTTATTTCGCCTCTGTTCAGGCCACCGTATAATTTTCGATCAATGCCTTGCCAACCTGTGCTAACTGCACCTGATTGACTTTTGATATACTGCAATCTTTCCTTAGGATTTTCAAAATACTCTAAACCTAAATCTTTGACTAGTCCAACTTGTACAGCCTCTTTAATTTTAGTTTCTACTGTACCGTAATCTTGGTTCTCTAAGAGATCTGTACTTTCAAGAATTGCTTTTTCTAGTGCTTTATGTCTACAAAACTGTTCGAAGTTATCTAGGAACCATTCTATATGATTTTCATTGATTCCTTCAATACGTTCTAGTTCCACTCCGGTCTTTGCAGTTATTTGATCAATGGTAGGAATACTATTGTATTCGTTAGCATGATCTTGTAAAAATCCAACAGTTTCCCTAAAGCGTCTATTAAACATCTCCGGTTGCACTATATTACTTACACGTATAAACAACTCAGGATCTGTTACTAAAAACTTTAAATATAACTCTTGTATTTCTTCTGTGTATTCCTGCATTTTAAACTACTGCCTCTTAGAAAGTATTCTAGTCAATTCTTCTTTAATGTATGATGCTATCAGTTGATTGCCTTCTTGGTTTGGATGACCGTCTTCAAACCTGTGGTCTACAGATGCCGATGTTAGAGGTTGCGCCCAATTATCTAAATCGACTAACCCCATTAGTATTCTCATATAATCCACACTGATCCCAGCAACGTCATTCATCATTTGTAATACATTTGACCCTATTGACATTGACGTAAACAGATAGGGGACTCCTGCATCTTTT